AATAAATCGAATCTGTATCTGAAGCAATAACATAGTCTTTATTTGTTTTGAGTACATCATTCATGTACTCGTTGAGTTTGTTTTCAATCCAACGAATGGACAATTGACCTGCTTGTGTGACTGCAAGTGCCTGACGTAAATCATAGAAACGGAAATACTGTGAACCCATTGCACCATAAGCAGAGTTCAATGAAACTTTCTTTGCTAGTTGTAGATTGTTGTATCGTGCAATGAGTTTTCCAATTTCTTTTCTCTTAGATTCGTCTTTTTCGTTTTCATATTCTTGCTGCGACTTCAACATCAACTTCTTGAACTTTTTCCTATCTTCATACATCTCGACCATCATCTTAGGTAAAAAGCCTTGTTCGTTTGTTTTGAAAAACTGACCGTTCGGTGTGATTGTCACATTCTTCAAAACTGAAGTATCAAGTTTTTGCTCAAGCAAATTTTCTACCGATGCTTCTGATGCCAACTTACGCATTTCATCAGTGTAGTTTGAACTTTCTACCAAAGTTTCTGGTGAGATGTTGTATTGCATAATCAAATGCGGATACAGACTGTTCAAGTCAAATGATGCAACCCAATTATGCAAGCCAACTTGTGGGTCTTTGACATAAGCACCTTCAAATGCTTCTGTCTTTTTGGCAACACGGCGTGGTGGCACAACAATCTTACGTTCAAGTAGATAGTTGTAAATCAGTGCATCCCACATTCTTGTTTGAGCAAACACATCATCATAGTTGCACTTTGTATCATAAGCCAGAGTCAATCCAAGTTCAATCAACTTCAACTTATCTTCAAGTGCCAGAACAAGTCGAACGTCTTTGATGTTATACTCAATAAACTTTTGATGGTCTAGTCTGTACAATTGATGAAGGCTATCATACTCATCATATGATATTTTACTTTCACCAAGTTCAATGTTTGCAATTGTGTCTAGTCGAAAGTTCTCAGCATTCTTACCACCTGGCGCATACCATTGGTACAGTTCAAGATAGTCTAGTGCAGAGACACCAACAATTTCATATACTATCTGTTCTTTGCCTTTGAATGTAGTCTTTCTTTCAGAATAGACTTTCCATGGTGATAGTTTCTTTACGTCATCTTCGCCAAGTACACGTGTGAAGCGATTGATAATGTAAGGAACATCAAAGAACTTGATATTCCAACCAGTAAGAACGTCAGGAGTATCGCTTGACCAATCAGCAAGGAAACGCTCACAAAGGTCGATTTCATCTTTGCATAAAACATAATCTACATTCTCATCAGAGTTTTTATATTCACCACAGCCATAAACTTTGGTGCGCCCATTCAATCTATGAATACCAATTGCTGTGATTGGCTCTGTTGCTTTGTATGGATCAGGAAAGCCATTCTCAGAACCAACCTCAATGTCTATGAACGCAACATGGAGATGAGAAATATCCCAATCAATGCTGCCTCTAAAAGTATCAGCAATGAAGGCGTATTCATACCTTGTATTACCATAGATTTTAAAGTTTGCAACTTCTTCATAACGTTTGACAAAATCACGTGCCTCCCTAATTGTTTCAAACTTCATAGGTTCCAACGGCTCATTGAACAATGAACGCCATTCGGACTTTTTGTTAGACTGTAAAAACAAAGTCGGAGAGTATTTGAATTTACTTTCTACTCTCCGACCGTTGTTTACACCACGAAAAAGAATGTGATTGCCGTGGACGCAAACATTTGTATAATATTTGGACATTAAATTTTCAGTCCTGCTGGTGCAATTTCAATACGACTGAACATACGACGATATTGCTCAAGCAAGTCTGATACAGGAGTATTGACTGTAAGAACATCATCATTACTGATAACGATGCCTTTGTCAAACTCTTCTACGAATGCAAGATATGGTGCAAAGCCAACACCACCAGGGTCATTTGCAGAACGTGGAGGCACAGCAATCACTTGCATTGGGTTTTTAACTTTAACACCAACATTACCTTCATCTACTACTTCAGCAATAATGGTTTGATGTGTTTTAAAGGTGATACATTTAATTTCACTCATACAGTTACCTTAGTTGTTGGTTCAAGAACATCGAGTGTTACCCACTTCTTAGGAAATAACATCTCACGACCGCTGAAATCAGCAATGTCATAGGTTGGGTCATCAACAAGACCAATAAGTTCAACTTTATTGTCAAACTCTCTCATCACAAGGTCATACTTGTACGCTTTAGGTAGTTTAGAATTTGATTCTGCCATTTGTTTTGCCACTTTAGCGATTGTACTCATTTTTTACTCCTATACTTGTTGAACACCGATATTACACTTTTTTAGAAATTCAATACCATCTACGGTTCGATAGTTATTTCGATAATAGACCTCCTTAATTCCTGCTTGATGTATTATTTTAGCACATTCTAGACACGGTGCGTGGGTAATAAACATATTTGCCCCCTCACTGCTGTTTGTTGACCGAGAAACTTTAGCAATAGCATTCGTTTCGGCATGAAGCACCTCTTTTTTGGAATGTAATTTACTCCAACCATGAGCGCTTTTTGTAAATCCATTTTTTATAAGATGCACGGATGAATGTTGACAATCTTCTTTGAGGATATATTCCATATCTTCACAGTTATTGTCCCAACCAGATGGCATACCGTTGTATCCGATACCGATAATTGTGTTGTCTTTGACGATTACGCAACCAACTTGTAATCTTTTTGCGGTAGAAAGTTCAGCATAGACTTCTGCTGCCTTCATGTGGGCTTGTATAAATTTTTCTTTCATAGATGTAAGCACTCACTTCACTCGTAAGGCACGACGAAAAAATGTATCCGATTACTCTAATATCACAAGTGTTTTTCTGGCCACCGATGCTTGGTTAGCATGTAAGAAGAATGGCAAGAATCTTTCACCTAAGAATCCTGGATAACGCCACGGCAGTGGCTCTGTTGTTGTCGCTTGTGTTGGATATCGTTGACTAGTGTTCTGCCAAACATACTCAAGCAGTTCAAATAACTCTGATGCATATTTTCTGAATAGTTGTTTACGCATCACATAACATGTTTCAAAACTTGCTTCATTCTGGTCCCACCAGTTCAGTGAGTCTCTGTAATCTGGCATCAGTTTTTCAATGCCTTCTAGAAACAGATTTAGATACTCTGCTGGCTGTGATTGAAGATATTGATTACGAACAGAGTAAGGCATCGATGTCAGTTTGTTCGTAATCGCATCATGTTCTTTGAGAAGTTCAAGTGCTGCTGCTTTCTGCTCGTTCGATACCATATACTCAGCATTTTCTTGTGTCGCAGGTAGACTTGCTTTCACCACATTTTCTTCTATGTCGCCTTTGAAGTCAAGATAACGACGATACGTAGTGCAGCCGATGTAGTCTGCACGACCATTCTTCCACAGATAATACTCAGATGCTTGTTGACCTATTGCACGAAGAAACTCATCTTCACTGCACATTGTATAGTAATGACGGTACTCATAAACACTTTTGTGCATTGATGTGTTAATCCAGTTACCTGGACCTGGTGCGTGCCAGCCATATGGACCATGTGAGCCAGCATATGCTGCCTTCATCCAAGAACAATTATGATTGAATGGAAAGTCTTTATGAAAATGACTTACCATTAGCAAATCAGTCATCGCTTTGTTCCTCTTTTCTCTTCTTTTTGAATTCAATGCGTGGAGCAATGATTGCTTTAATCATTTCACGTTTGTAATCGTGTTTTTTCTCACCACTCAATGAAGTCAATAAGACCTTCAGAGGTTTTTCCATTTTGAAGTTTGAGTTAGATTTCATTACCAAGCCCAAGAAACGTATGAATAACGTGTGCCTTTTGTTACAAGGTCAACTCTATGTGGATAAAGAAAGCACGAAGGAAAAATCATGATTTCACCTTCTTTTAAAGGAACAATGGTGTCTTGCCAAAAAACAAGTTCACCACCCTCGTAATTATTATTTAAACTACCTAAGATTGAAAGTGTTGGAATGCCTTTACGTTGACCATCAAACATTGAGTGAATGTGGTCACAGTGCAATTTCATCTGTGTGTCGGGACGATAACGATTAAATCGAACTTCGGAATATCCTTGCCATGAATTCCACCAATCGAATTTCGTGTCTGCCATGTATTGTTGTAGACTTTCCCATATTCGTTTCATAAAAAAGTCTTTATGCTTTACATTTGACCATGTGACGGACAACTCATGCTCATATGAGTGATGAGAATTAGTGCTTACATTATAAAATTGATGAGTTTGAAATTCACCTTCAACTTTTTCAAGCTCTTCTACGGTTTCTTTACAAATATCGGCTGGAATCCAATCTTTGTAAACTTTGAGATATGTTCTGAGGTCTTTGTTCATTATATACCCTTCAAGTGGGGCTTGCGCCCCACTCTTTACGCTGCTGACTTTTCTTCTTGCAGAAGTTGAGGCTCAAACGTTTTTAGTTCATTACCAATTTCAATCTTGCGTGGCTTCTTATGCTCTGGAATGATGTTCTCAAGACCAATGCGTAGAATACCATCTTTGAATTCAGCGCCCTTCACTTCAATCGTATCAGCAATAGTGATTGCTTTAGTGAAAGAACGTGTGCCAATTCCACGATGTAAATATTGAACGTCAGGTGTACCGACTTTCTTATCACCTTTGATAGTCAAAGTATTTTCTTGCACTTCGATATCAATTTCATCTTTACTAAAACCAGCAACAGCAAGCTCTACCACATACTTGTTCTCATCTGCTTTGATGATGTTATGTGGTGGAAAATTGTTTGTTGGTCTAGAATCGTTTAGAATTGCTTCAACATCACGAATAAAGTTTTCAAAGCCCAATGTTTGATTAAGAACCATTGGACCAAATCGACCAGTAATAGTCATTTTTTCTCCTTTTTAAGCAAGTTAAATTACGTGACCCCGAAGGCATCACGACTTACTTGGCAACCTCAAACGCTGTGCGATTGACAAGATAAGTTCTTTGTGGATTACTTTGATTGTACACTTTGATGAATTCATTCAAACCATCTTTTGTCACATCATTGTAATCCCGAGTATACACTTCTTCTTTGGTATACTTGTTGATTAGTCTCACTGGATTTTTTTTCACTTTGTTCATAGCCAGCCACCATTATTCTATTTTACCTTTTTTACCTATGTTATATTTAGCAATCAACTCCCAATCGTCTTTCTCTTTGAAAGAAATGATTTTTATCTGATGAATTGGTGCCATATTGTTTTCTACTATATCATAGTTTACAATCTTTATCAAGCCCCATTCTTCTAAAAGATTGGCAATAGCGTTGCGTCTTTGTATATCGTTTTCGGTAATTGTTGATAGCTTACCGTCCAGTGCGAATAGTTCTTTGAAATGTACGATGTAATACTTGCCTTGTTTGTGTAGAATGTGGCAAGATTGATAAAGTACCTTTTCTTTCCTGCTTGAAACACCAATTCTTGTAAGTGTCTCACGTACTTTTAGAAAGTCATCCTGTTCTGTCAGTGTGACTTCAACAAATTTAGATAAATCAACCATGTCATTTTCCTAATCCGCCCTTTTGGGATTCTTCTTTTATTTTTTGGATTTGTTCTTTGCTGAGTAGGCGCAGGGCTTCTCTTGCTTTGGAATTGGACAGGCCATAAGCCAGTTTGATACATTCCAAATCATCGTTTTTTTCTACCTTAGCCCACTTCGCAAAAGGTCTTTTCATAGACCTTACAGTATTTAGCAAAAAGTCGTTTTGCATCTTTTTGTCTAAATGATGACGGCGATTCATCTCATTGGCATACATAACACAGTCATTGTGCTGAGACAAGGCACGATTGACCAGAAATGGCTGATATTCCCGTTCAGTCAAATCATCTACAATCAGTTGCTTCTTAGTCTGAAGAATGGCGGTAGCATAGTCAAATGGGTTACTCATTTGAACTCCACGTTAGCCATTAGTTCAGTCAGGCAAGCAACAAGATTGATTTCTTGGTCAGCAACAAATGCTTGTTTGTATTGATAGTCAGCAATGATAATCACTGCTTGTGGAATACTCTGAGGCTTTGCAATGTCATACAAAGCATCATAGAGTTTACGAAAGAATGTCGTGCTATCAATGTCAGTTGTCGCTGCCCATTTGCGGACGGACGTAAAGTCTTTTTCTTTCAGATGTTTGACAATCTGTGAAATAGAGATGTCACCAATCTGAGAGAGGATGCCTACATCAATCTTGCCGAGTTGAGAGTAGCGTTGTAGTTCATTGATAGCACGACGAAAATCTGGAAAGTGTTTTTTGATGAGTTCAGCAATTACCTTCTCATCATATTCAACTTTCTCTGTGTCTAGTATGTGTGTAATGCGTTTGAAAAACGCAGAAGCCATCTTTGCTTTTTCACCATTGACCAAACGAAAATCAATCACAGCACAACGGCTGTGAAGTGGTTCAATGATTCTGCTTTTGAAGTTACATGTAAAAATGAATGAACAATTTACAGCAAACTCTTCAATGGCATTTCTTAGAATTGCTTGTGCGTTTGGTGTTAGATAATCTGCTTCATCAAGAATAACGACCTTGCGGCCACCAGCAAATGACATTGATGAAGCATAGTTCTTTATCTTTACACGAATTGTGTCAACACCATTCTCATCAGAACCATTGAGAATCATGTAGTCGCAACCGATTTCGTTGCACATCGCTTTGGCGATTGTTGTCTTGCCTACGCCCGCTCCACCAGTCAGAAGGAGGTTTGGTATCTCCTTCTGATTCACGTACTCTTGAAAAGTTGTTTTCAATCGTTCTGGCAGTATGCACTCTTCTACCGTCTGAGGACGATAGCGTTCTACCCACAACAGGTGGTCCATTTAGTTTCCTCACAAAAATCATAATATAAAAAATGTATCAAACAGATTCGTATTTCGAACCAGCTTCAGTTGCAATCCAATACTGAAGATTCAGCGTTTTATGCTTGAAGTTGGAAATACCCTTTGATGAAATCTTAACATCATAAGAACCAGAAATCATCTTTAGATTTTCAACTTTGAAAATCATTTTGAATTTCTTCTTGCTGGTTGTAATTTCAAGTGAGTCTGTGTGTGCTGCATCATTTGTTGGATCAAATGTGGTGATAGAAAGTTTTTCACCATCCGATTCAACAGAAATGCATGGTGAAGAAAGCACTGCTGATGCTTTCATAATCCAATCAAAATCTTCTTGCGTGAGTGTCAAAGAAATTTCTGGCTCGGGCATTGCAATAGGCTTATCTGGTGCAGCAACAATCATATGTGGCGCACAGAAACGATACTTGATTTTGCTACGACCTTGCAGACCAGAGATGACTACATTGTTGTCTTGAAAGTCTAGACTTGGATTATCTTTGTGTAGAGATAGAACGGAAAGAAAATTGTTCAAATCATAAACACCAAAGTCAGTTGGAAAATCATCACTGACAGTGGCTTCAGCCATCACGTTTTTATGTGGAGACACAGTACGTAGTGTCTTGCCTTTTTTGAACATGATACCTTGATTGATTGAAGCAAAGTTCTTCAAAACTGAAAGTGTATCTGTAGAGAGTTTCATAATTTATTTCCTCGTCAAATCATGGTTATGTAAAGCCATTATAGCATAGTGAACAACTTTAAGCAAGTCATCTCTGTTATAGCCATTCTTTTTACCGTAACGCTGTGCATACTTCATGATGTTTCCAATAAAGAATCCTTCACCGTGCCCACAGTCTATAATGAATTCTGAAGTTTGGAATTTGTTTAGTGAGTAGTGTTGACCATATGTCTTGTCGATATACTGCTTTAGTTCGGCAAGAATACGGTCCTCACTGTACTTGTACTCTATCAAAGTCTACCAGTATACTGTGCAACAGCGGGCATGTTGCCAGTAAATGCATATGTACCAATGTGCTGTGTTCTCATCCATGGACACAACCAAACTTGCCCACCAATCTTACGCCACATTTGACAGAACATATAATCTTCTGATAGATAACGGTCAGAACCACCACCAACACAGGAATCTTTTGTATCGATTACAGTGTCGAAATATGCATGAATGTATCGTGAGCCATCAAAGTGTGCCTGTCCAACATGGTCGGGTTTGTAACGAATGAATGGATATGCTTCTTTGAGTTTATCAAATACACCACGTTTAATCATCATATGACCCGTACCAATCTCCATAACTTCTAGAGGATCAGATACTTGAAATTGTTGTGTACCCTTGACTACATTGAACACATATTCACCAACAAGATTCTCAAGTTCTCTTGGATTTAAATCTGGATGTTTACGTGCAGTTTCAGCAATGTTACCCCAATTGATAGACTTCTTAGGATAAGGACCACCGATAACATCTTTGTCAAGTGCAAGCAGAGCAACAACATCATTCGGGTCAAAATGAATATCTGAATCGATAAACATCATGTGCGTAAAATCTGTACGCAGAAATTCATCTACCAAATAATTTCTTGCACGTGTGATGAGGGATTCGTTGAAGAGAAATGAAAACTTTGTTTCAATACCATAACGAATCATAACAGTTTGAAGGTCAAGGCAAGATTTCATATACAAGCCGTGATTCATACCGCCATACATTGGCGTTGCTACAAAAAGTTTGTTTTTTCTTAGTTCTTCAATATTGACTTCTATTTTCATAATTTATCCATAAAAAAAGAGTAGGAACACATACAAATATATATGCTCCTACTCCGCCAGTTTTTAACCTATTTTAGGCAAATGCTTCTGCGCCAAGTGCAGCATGTGCAGCAGCAATCATTTTCTTGGTTGGTTTTCCAAGTTTGTAGTAAGTGATACGACGACCATCTGTCAGTGTTTTCTTGTTAGTGTAAATGCAGTAACCTTCAGCACGAAGTTCCTCAATGCGGGCACCAACATTTACAATACCAAAACGGGCACGTGCTTGTGCAGCAGTCAGAGTGTTATAAGGACCATCTTTAGACAGGTAGTTTAAGATTTTCTCTTTAGCAGACATTCAAAATACTCCATAAAAAATAGTCGCAGTTCAAAAAAACTATGTAGAGGCGACTGTTCTCTACATATTTCAATTATATAAAAAAAGAGGGAGTGTGTCAACACTCCCTCAGGCAATGATGATTAATTAAGCAAATGTTGCCGATGGTTCATCAGACCATCGATTGCCCTTTTTGTTGTTGTATTCGGCACAAACCAACTGACCATTTTCAATAGTTGTTTTACCACCTAAGTCATGCGGTACAACATGGTCTGCTTGCCATTTTTTGTGATTGTTAATTTCCGATTCAGGTATTGTCTTACCCGTTTGTGGGCAAACACCACCTTGTTTCTCCCACAGTTTGTATTTCTGTGTTGGTGTAAAGAAACGTTCTTCATCTTTACGAACAACCAGTTTACCAAGACAATCAACTTTGTTGAACTCACGCAACAGTGAATCTTTACGTGCGGTCAATTCTGGTGCAGACATCGTAGAGTTGCAAGAACTGTAAGTACGAGATTCACCACCAGCAGTTGTCATGATTGGTGCATCATTACCAACTAAACGATTCTCGGTTGCTAGAAACCAAGAATAGAAACCAGCCTCATCAACAACATTCATATTGTTATCTTGAATGTGTGTCACCAACATATAGAGGTTAAACAATGTTGAAGAATTCTTCATATTGTTTTGTGTATCATACTTCTTAACAAGACGAAGAGTTTCTTTGATAAGTTTCTCAGCACGTTTTACGGAACGTGAAACAGCCGAATCATCTTCATAGGCTTTTTTCTTTTCACCTAACTGAATAGATTTTTGTGTATCAAAGGTGGCAAAAATTGCCATTGAAACAAGGTAATCATCAACGGCACGACGAACCAATTGCTTCTCGGTCGGAAATACTTTCTTTAAAACAGGATGATATTCTTCAACACGTTCACGTACCCAACCAGAGAACGGAACAAGAATAGCATTCAATTTTTCTTGTGAATTTAATGATACACCATCATTGATATTCAAAAACAATTGTGTCATATCATAACGGGTTGCATTTGAATAAGCCGCAAATGACACTTGTACATTTTCATCTACATGTTTGCGTAAAATTTTTGGAAAAGTATTGTAGTTGTCATTTGATTTATCAATATGAATTGATGCACCATTTGGCAGAATGTAATCACCATGCTGAACAGGTACTTCACCTTTTAGAAACTCATTAATGGTAATTGTACGATTGTTACCATCAATAGAAATCCATTCATAACCTTTTTCTTGCCATGCTTTGAAGTATTTCCAATCTTCACAACCTTCAATAAGATTGTTTAGACATTTTTCAATATTACAAAGTATGATTTTAGATGGTGCCATGCCAGTGACAAGTGAAGTCACATAAGCAACTTTAGTTTCTAGAGGCCACCGAGCAGAAGATTGAAAGGAAAGGTCAAGTGCGGTTTTTTGTCGCAGGTTTAAAAGGTCATTGGCGTTCAGATTAAATGATGCGTTATAACAATGTAACGTATTGAACTTCATGATTTCTCCTAGTTTAGTTTCTGACCATTAGTCAGAGTTCAAAAAAAGTGTCGTTTACTTAAACAATGTTTGTTCGACGACACTTGTATAATCTTAACAGAGTAATCAAACTCTGTCAAGAATTAAAACGGAATTTCTTCTTTATCTACCGTGCTTGCGGTAGGTTCAGAATCTTTGGCAATAGTAGTCTCATCAGCACCACCATCAACTTTGGTGTACAAGTCAAGGAAGGTTGCAGCAGTATCAGCATCAAAACGATTCAAGCAATATTTGATTGCTTTTGTTTTGTCACCGAAGATACCGTATGTTTTAACAATGTGTACCAAACGGCGTGTGGAGATAACTTCATCACAGCCACCATCGGCAAACGTATTACGAATTACGGTAGCCCAAGTCACAAGTTTCTTGGCAAAGTCATCATCATTCTTACTAACAGAGGACAATTCTTTTTGAATGATTTTGTTTTCAACTTTGGCAGGTGGCCATTCTTGCTCCATTGTGTTAGGAAAACGTTCAAGAAACGCTTCATTCAACACGTTAGTAAACATATAACGACCATCTTCAGAGCCTTTACCTTTTGTATTAGCAGTAGCAAACACGGTAAAGCCAGGCGCTGGTGAAACCAGTTCATTCTTTTTCTTTAGCAAGAATGGCTTACCCTCAAGTACCCGTTGTAAGCACGACAAGTTTTGTGCGC